CCTCTACGTACAGCTAGAAGGTCTTCTCCCCAGTTATCTAATGACCACTGATTAGCCAAGAAAATAATGTTGGAAGCTGTAGCTGCCTGATTCCATGCTCTTTGTCCTGTAGTGGACACTCCAGCGTTGTAAACGCCTGCACCGTAGCCTAAACCTTGAATATTGTCTGTCTGTTCTGTAGCTGGAAGATAATTAAGAGTAGCTTTACCTGTATTGCTTTCAGTGCTTGTAGCTACGCTTGTAACGCTGATTGAAAAGTGATTGAGGTCTGCTTTAGCCACAACTTGAAATGTTGGCCCACCGAAACTGGAAGCTGCAAAGTCCGTTGCTCCTCCAAAACCGTTAACGGATGCAGAAGTAAAGAATAACCAATCGTTTACACTTACACCGTGATTGGTAAGACTTACATCAATTCTACCTGAACCTATAGAAGTACTGAAATCTCCATTTACTCCAGCTTCAATAGAAACAGTAGAGACAATAGGAGAGACATCGTAGTTGTAACCGTTATAAAGAATGTAAAGTTTTTGTTCTGTTCCTGCAGCTAACAGCTTTTCTGTGTTGTTGTTAGCCCAAGACTTGATAGCTCTGGCAGTACCTGCAAGAGGAGTATTGTACTTCTTTTGGTATCCTCTTAAATTTTCTGGCTTTCCTTCTCTGAAACGTACACGATCACCGTCATACCATTTACCCTCTTCAGAGTATTTGGTACTTTCACGGTGAAACCCCGGTTTAAAATTAAGACTGGTAAACTTCGATCTTGAAGAAGGCATTATTTATATGCAATATGCGTTTAAGGTTGTTTTAAGTCTTGAACTACTAAAACGTCAATAACAGAGACGCCTCTCACATTGTAAACCAGCAAGTCTACTGCACTAACCGAAGTGGTAATTGTAGGAGCAACACCTGCTTTAAATCTATAGGCATTTCCAAAAGACATTGTTTTAGTTCCAACAGAAAGACTTTGAATTACATAAATTGCTCCACATTGTCCAACTGTAGCATTGGAAGGATTCTGTAAAGTACGGCTACTTCCAACTGCAGAAGTCATTTGAATATAGAAGTTATTGCTTTGAGAAAGGTCTAGAGCAATACTGGTAGCATCTGACAGTGTAGTTACAGTACCGATTACAGGTCCAGAGAAAGTTGCAGTACTGGTAAACGCTGCAGTATTGTCTACTATTAAATCTGTAGTGCTGACAACGGAAGCGTTAACAGATACTGCAGCAACATCTGTAGCAGCTAAAATTGAAGTTTGAATACTAGTGGCTGTTAAAGTGTTAGCTGTTAAAGTGTTAGCTGTAAATACGCTTACTGAAGTTGGAGTGTCAAGTTGATAAATTTCTGTACCATCGCAAGCTACTACAGTGTTAGTAGCTTGTGTAAGACTGATAGCTGAACCGGAAGCAGTCTTCATTAGAACTGCAAATGATCCAGTAGTATTTTCTCTTACAAAGTAAACTTTTTCTTCTGAAGGAATTGTAATGGTTACGTTAGCAGTTAGCGTACCTGCAAACTCCAGCGAAGCATTTCTAGACTGATCTGCAGTGCCGTTATTGCTTGTAAGAGTTACACCTGTAGCACTTACAGAAACTACTTCATAGCCTGCTACTGCATCGTCAATTAGATCAATGACGTTCTGATTGAGAATCGTACCCCAACTATTAGGATTTTCTCCATCGCCTTGTTTTTCAAGTCTAATTCTTGAGGTATAAGTACTTGACATTTATTATATGGCCTTCTCTTCTTTAAAAATACATTCTGATTTTAAAACTTCTACGTAAGGAAAATTTTGTTGTAAAGCATCTATAGATTGTTTATATTGTACACAATTTTCTTTAGTTTTAAAAGGACCGGTAATAGCCTGTTCTGAAAATCCAAAATTAAGAAAAAGAATTACCGATACAAAATAAAACATAATTTATATTTAATCCTTAGGCCAATCGAAAAGTATTCCAGTCTTAGTAACAGTACCGTCTGAATTGCTAGTATACTTAACCATTAAATTTTCTAGCTCTTGAACTGTTGTTACTTGACTGATAGCATCTTCCATTATAGAAGCTGTAAGTCTGATTTCATTACGCCACTGTTGAATATCAGCAGGAACATCAATGTTTGTGTCTGCTTTACGTACAATAGCCCAATCTGTTTGAGACAAAAGAGAACCTTGCTGTTGCTTTACTTCTTGAATAAAGGTAGTTTTAAGACCCGGTGAAGATAGTTGTTTAAGTGTATGAGGATCAATAATAGGTGTACCATTTTCATCAACAGCAGGAACATCTTCAACAGGCTTAGGAGTTGAAGTAATTGTACCGTCAGGATTCTGTGACCAATAATAAAATCTACTGTCTGGAGGAGTTTGTGGAATAATTTCTACCATGCCGATAGCTTCTTTTTCTTCTCTAGTCCAGATATGCCAATTAGCAGGATGCTGTACACCGTTAGCATCCGTCCAAGCTTTTCCTTCTCTAATTGTTTTTCCGTTATATTTCCACATCGTCTTTGCTCCTACGGATTGCCCTGCGCGTTGGCATTGTCAGCGAATGCTGCGCCAGTGGTTGAGATTGTATACGAATTTGACCCGCTCGCGTTGTAACTGCTCGATGACGTGCGGACCTTGAAGCCATTCGCCAGCTTGTCGGCATGGGTTGCGAACGTGACGCTATTGCCATTGATCGTCATCGCGGTTGGAACACCGTTGAGATAGACGAATGGACCATCTGCGGATGCGTTGCCGGTGAACGTGCCGCTCGTGGTTATAGTGGTGTCTGTGAGGTTGGCGGTGGATAGTGCGTTGAAGCCTGTTGGCGGTGTGTAGGTAAAGGCTGTCTGCCCGAAATTGCCCGTTACGTCTGTAGCAGTACTCCCAGCATGAGAAATACAAAATCTGTAAAATAGTCCTGCTGTCAAGTTTGTAAACGCAGCATTTGTTCCTGCTACTGGATCACCACTGTTTTGGAATACCCCATTTTTACTCCACCATATTTTTTGATTATCCAAATCAATAGCACAACCAATTACATCATTCGTTGTAAAAGTATCCCCATATGCCCCACCTCCTGTACCTTGTGTATTTCCGTTTGGAATATATCCTCTAAATGTACTATTACCTACATTATTACCGCCAGTAATGTCTAAGTCAGCCGCAATTACACCAATAACGGGGTATTGGTTTGATAATTGTGGTGCAGCATTCAAAGTAAACTCAGCATACCATTTACCTGAAGATGGCCCTATTTGAGTAATAGCTTCAATAGCATTAGTAGTACCTCCAGCACTTGTTCTTAAATTTCCGTCAGAAATAGTGAGGGGTTGTCCAGAGACATTACAACTTGCAATGGGACTAAAAATTGAATAGTTATCTGTCGGCGTATCGAGCATCTGGTCTGCGGTGGTTAGCCCACTGCTGGTAAAGTCGTTACCGTTGCCAGAATAGTCAGCACCTAGATCGGCACTGTCTTCGCCGGTAATGTAGAAGCCGTTTGTTCCGTAAGTGCCGGTGTATTTTATTGGCACCCATTGTCCGGTGGTGCTGTCGGTTTCGCCAAAGCTGGTTGGGTCTAGTGCTTGGCCGTCGATCATATTTATTTCAGCCATGTAGCCGTCAAATTCTACAGGCGTGCCGCTAGCATCTGCGCCAATCCTTGTTCTTTGACCATTTGCATTTATCAATGCCGCTACATTTGGAATGCCTGAAGTGCTATCAAGTGTTAGCCGCTCACCGTTTAGATACATAATCATAGTATCGTTTGCGGTTGCATTTGCAGCGTCAAAAACAAATACGATATGATACCAAGATGATGGATCACGTAGTTTTGCTATTGATCTTGTTTGATCAAAACCTCCGCTGTAAATATCAAACTTTAATGCGTCATAGTTTGATCCATCACCTGTAGCAGCACCAGCAGTAAAAATTAAATCACAACGACCTGTACTTGTTCCAGAACCGCCACTTAACAATCCACAGTTGGTTGCTGAAGTAATAGCGCCACGTTTTATCCAAACAGAATAGGTAAATTTTTTACCATCAGTAGGAGCAGAGGTTACATCTCTATATAGATATGCTGCATCGTCGTCATTAAACCGAATCGACTGGTCGATGGTGTAACCGCCAGCAGCACCTGCTGCACCTAGAAGAAGATTGTTATTAAATACCATGTTATTGTTACTTTACATCCAATGTTGCTATTGCGTGAATCGCAGTCGAAGTATAAACCATATAGTCAATTCTGTCAACGGCAGAAATTGCAGTGCTTAATGTTGGAGGAGTGCCAGCAGGAAATTTCCAATTACCGCCATAAGACAATGTTCTAGAACCCGTTCCATCTTGAATAACAAAGATGCTGCCAGTCTGCCCTGCTACACAGTTAGAAGGACTTTCCAGTGTTCTGTTGCCTGCTAATTGCACAGCAAAGTTTTGTCCTGCATTAAAATCAACTGCAATACTCGTACCGTCTGTTAGACTTACAATGTCAGCTACAGCAGCAGTACCAATGTGAAGCTGCTTACCCAGTAATGTATCTACGCCAATTGCTACTGCACTTACGTAAAAGTCCGTACCGCTTACTGTGCCTGTAAGAGTACCACCAGCAAGAGGAAGATGGTTGGCAATGCTTGTAGCTAAAGTAGAAGACACATTTGAAATTACGCTGTTAATACTTGTAATGGCAGCACTGTTTACACTTGTTGCTGCACTTACAGCGTCTACTACTGCATTGATACTTGTAATGGCAGCACTGTTTACGCTTGTTGCTGCACTTACAGCGTCTACTACTGCATTGATACTTGTAATGGCAGCACTGTTTACGCTTGTTGCTGCACTTACTGCATTCAGTACAACATTGATGCTTGTAATAGCTGCTAAATTAACGCTTGTAAGAGCAGATACTGTAGCAATATTTGTATTGCTGTTTCCAATGCTTGTTGCTAGTGCAGAAGAGACAGCAGCAAGTTCTGCTGAAGTTGCATAATCGAATCCATCGATAACTGCATTGATACTTGTAATAGCTGCAGCGTTAACACTCGTAAGTGCAGATACTGTAGCTACTACAGAGTTAATGCTTGTAATAGCTGCAGCATTAACACTAGTCTGAACACTAACAGTACTTACGTTACTGTTGATTGTATCCGTTACTGTATTGATTGAGGTAATGGCTGCAAGATTTACAGATGTAAGAGCAGATACTGCAGCTACTTCAAGCTGAGTAGCAGCAGATGCTCCAGCAATTAGAACTGCTCCAGAAGCTGCTAAATTAGCTGCAGAAACATTCCCACTAAATGTTGCACCAGTACCGCTTACTTGTACAGCAAAAGAAGCTGCACCATCTACATACAAACCAGTACTAACCGATACAATGCCAAAAGTTTGATCTGCACTTACAGCAATTGTACCGCTTACAGGAATGCTGGAAGATACAGCACCATTAACTGTAATCTTGATGCCTTGTCCAGCTTCAATAGTTTTAACTGTACCACCTTCAGCAGAAGGTACGTTAGTTAAACCGGAACCGTCGCCAACAAAGAAAGCAGCAGATACAGTATCGGCAAATGTTGCAGATGTAGCTTTTATACCTGCCAGAGAAACTGTAATTCCAGAAGTACTAAGAGCAATAGTAGGATTGCCTTCAGTACCATCGGCATTACCGATTGCAATACCTGTACCTTCTGTAAGTGTTCTTCCATATACCGTTCCACCGCTGACTGCTACAATTCCAGTAGCACCTGTAAGGTCTGCTACTGCATTAAGTGTAGAAGCATTAGCTGTAAGAGTTACTCCGTTAAGCTGGAAAGTACCATTGATATTTACTGCAGACTGACTTAATTGAAGAGGAGAACTGGTGCCGTTTCCGTCTTGTACAGTTTGAACTGTGCTGGTAAGCCCTGCATTCCCACTTCCAATTTGAAGAAGCTGCTTATAAGTATCGGCAATTGTTTTAGCAGTTAATGTAGCCATTTTTTATACTGTATTCCAATAGTTGTCAAGGTCTTCCCAATTTATATCCGTATCCTCCCAAATCTTGTTTCTTTCTGCATATAGTGGAGGACGCGGGTCTTTAATAAATTCGTCATCTCTCAGTTTGGGTGTTTTATTCTGAGGATGGTTTTTAAGATCGTAAGCACCGTCAAAGTCTGTAGGACAAACTAAAAGACCGTAGCTGTTCTTTTTCATTACGCGATAAGGATATTCCCATCCACAAATATCGCATTGGGCTAATGCTCTTTTAGTGCTTGCCATTTTATTTTTCTTAAACTCTGTTAAGTCTAGGAACTATTTTCAGATTAGCTCTTTCTCTGTCTTCGTCCATTGCTCTAGCTAGACGTTCTTCGTATTCCTGTTTAATAAACTGGATTCTACCGCCTTCAATGCCAACTCTTTTCATTGACATAAAATAAGCTAACCCTGCTGTAAGGCAGGGATAAAATCTTCTTGAAATATCCGCTGTCTGTACTGCAGACTTGTTTACGTCCTGCAAGTATCTTACTTGTTCTACTTTAAGAGTATCTGTACTATTTTCTGGAATAGGCCAAAGGTGCATTGTAATGCTGTCTCTGTTTCTTCTGATAGCATACTGAGTAGGTCTTCCAGTCTGTCCCTTATTTGGAATACGAAGATACTCTTCCATTGAAATTCTATCTAGACCGATATCTGTATTGTCTCTGTTAACTACAACTTCTAAAGCATCAATAGTGCTGGAAGTAAGTTCGTATGCTGTAACGCTTGTAGTAAGAGAAACTACTGTAGTGTTAGCAGTCCAAAGAAGAATACCTCTATTTTGCCAGTCTTGAAGCAAAAGATTAATTGAACGACGAGCAGACTTAGGATCGTGTCCTAAAGTCTGTTCTCCTCCAATCATTTCCATAGCCTCTTGAATACATTCGTCAATATCCATAGACCAGTTATAGGTACCGCTAGTAGCCATAATA